CCGACCTGCCGGGCGCGCTGTGGACACGCACCCTGCTGGAGCACTGCCGCGAGGCCTCGGCCTCTTCAGTGACGGTCAGGACAGTAATCGGCGTCGACCCCCCTGCTTCGGCGGGAGGCGATGCCTGCGGCATTATCGTCTGCGCCCGCGGCGAAGACGGTATAGCCCGCGTGCTTGCCGATGCCTCTGTGACAAAACCTAGCCCCGAACGCTGGGCCCGTGCCGTGGCGGAGGCCGCACAGGTCTGGAACGCTGACCGTGTCGTCGCTGAGGCGAACCAGGGGGGCGCGATGGTGGAAAGCGTGCTGCGAGCAGCCGACATCGCGCTCCCCTTGCGGCTTGTGCACGCCCGCAGCGGCAAGTCTGCCCGGGCTGAACCGGTCGCAGCGCTCTACGAGGCCGGGCGGGTCCGCCACGCGGGGATGTTCCCGCTGTTGGAAGATGAGCTTTGCGGGCTGATCGCCGGTGGCTCGTACCAGGGACCGGGTCGCTCGCCCGACCGGGCCGACGCGCTGGTCTGGGCGCTCAGCGCATTGATGCTGGGAAGGCGCCCAGAACCGCGGGTTCTTCTGGCCTAGCAAAAACTTACGCCTCCTTGCCGCATTGTGCTGAGGAGCAGTGAAAGGAAACCGATGTCCTTCCTCAAATCATTTGCCGCTGCCTTCAAAGGCGCGGACAACCGCGTGCCGTTGGCGCGCGGGTTTACATCGCCATGGGCCATTTCCGGCGGTGGCGGAGCGCACACTCCCTTCGATTATGTCGGATCGGTAAAGCGGGCCTATCTGGAAAACCCCGTGGCCCAGCGGGCAGTGCGGCTGGTTTCAGAAGGCATTGGCGGTGCGCCGCTGCTGCCCACAGACCCAAAGCTCGCCGCGCTGGTTACAGACACCTCCGCCGGGCAATCGCTTATGGAAACACTGGCAAGCCAGCTGCTGCTGCACGGCAACGCCTGGGTGCAGGTGATGAAGGATGCACGCGGTCTACCCGTCGAACTCTTCGCTCTGCGCCCAGAGCGGATGAGCGTGATCGCCGGGCCGGATGGCTGGCCATCTGCTTTTGCCTATCGCGTTGGAGAGCAGGCCCTGACAATCCCACTACTGGATGACGACGCCTCCCCAAACCTCATCCACATCAAGGCCTATCACCCTGCCGACGATCACTATGGTGCCGGATGCCTTGCCGCAGCCGATCAGGCGATCGCCACCCACAATGCCGCGGCCCAGTGGAACCGAATGCTGCTTGAGAATGCGGCGCGGCCATCGGGCGCGCTGGTTTACGAAGCCGGCGATGCCGGGGGGCTAAGCAGCGAACAGTTCGAGCGGCTGAAAGCGGAACTCGCGCAGGCCTATGCCGGCGGCATCAATGCTGGGCGGCCAATGTTGCTGGAAGGCGGCCTCAAATGGCAATCGCTCAGCATGTCGCCCTCTGACATGGACTTTGCCACGTTAAAGGCCGCAGCGGCCCGTGACATCGCACTGGCCTTCGGAGTTCCGCCAATGCTGCTCGGCCTGCCTGGCGACGCAACCTATGCCAATTATCGCGAAGCAAACCGCGCCCTGTGGCGGCTGACCCTGCTGCCTCTAACGTCAAAAATACTCGCGGCACTGTCGGAGGGCCTGTCCCCCTGGTTCCCCAACGCTGCGCTCGCGATCGATCTCGACCGCGTCCCAGCCCTCGCCGAAGACCGGGAACGGCTGTGGGCGCAGGTTAGCACCGCGGCCTTCCTTTCGGACAATGAAAGGCGCGCACTCCTTGGTCTCTCTACTATGGAGAACAAATGATGAACAACGAAGACATGCTGGCCCGCCTGGTAGCGCAGGCCGCAGGTGCTGGCGGTGACCTTGCGACGCTGCGTGCCATTGTCGAGGAAGCAAGCCAGATCGGCGCGCATCGCGTGCTTGCCCATATGGGCCTCGATGACGCCAATGCCCACGCGGATCTGTCGGAACTGCGTGAGCTGCTGCGCGCGTGGCGCGATGCTAAGGCAAGCGCATGGCGTGCTGTGATCGACTGGGCTGTGCGCGGTGCGCTGGCACTCCTACTTGTCGGCATAGCGTTTCGCATCGGGGCAATGGAGCTGCTGAAGTGAGCCTGAAATTTGCGGGCTATGCAGCACTGTTCGACCAGCGCGATGCGGGGCGGGACACCATCCGGCAAGGCGCGTTCCTGCGCACCCTGGCCGAGCGCCCCGCGCCGCTGCCGCTCCTATGGCAACACCGCGCGGACCTTCGCGTCGGATGGATCGAGCAGGTTGGCGAGGACTCGCGCGGACTGCGTGTGCTTGCGACCATCGACAATCCGGACGGACGGGCCGGATCCGCACTGCGCCACGGTGCGATCGACGGGCTTAGCTTTGGCTATCGCGCCCGGCGTTTCTGCAAAAATAGCGAAGGGCGTGAACTGATCGACATCGATCTCTTTGAAGTGAGCCTTGTCAGTCACCCGATGCAGCACCGCGCGCGCGTCCATCTCGTCGCCTGACATTCCCATCCTCCCCGATCCCAGAAGCGATGGGAAAGGTGCGTTCAAATTCCCGGCCGCCTCGCCGGCCACTTTCGCGAAAGGTAAATGCCCAATGGAGAATACTGTCCCGGTCGAGGCGCTTGATGCCTCGTTCAACCTGGTTGCCCGCCAAGACGCCGCCGAAGAAGCACTGGGAGCGCTGCGAACGGACGTCGAAGAGGTGAAGTCGCGGCTCGACCGCGTCAGCCGCGCCGCGTCCCGCCCGGTGCTGGATGGTGGCATTCCGATCAGTGCCGAGGTTAAAAGCTTCGTCAACGGCTACTTGCGGAACGGCCGTGAAACGGAGCTTAAGTCCGCAACAGGCGTCAATCTTGCCGATGGCGGCTATGCTGTCCCGCGAGAGATTGATGCTCTGATCTCATCGCGCCTCAAGAACATCAGCCCGATCCGCGCCGTCGCTCAGGTCGTGCAGACCGGCTCTTCAGGTTATCGCAAGCTGGTTACTACCGGCGGCACTGCTTCCGGCTGGGTCAGCGAAACCACGGCCCGTCCGGAAACCACAACGCCCAGCTTTGCCGAGATCGCGCCGCCAACTGGCGAACTCTATGCCAACCCGGCGGCAAGCCAGTCGATGCTCGACGACGCAGCCTTTGACCTCGAAAGCTGGTTGGCCGACGAGATCGCGATGGAATTTGCCCGTGCCGAGGGCGCAGCCTTCATTAACGGTACGGGTATCAACCAGCCCAAGGGCTTCCTGTCCGCACCATCCGCCCCCGACAATGATGCGGCACGTCCCTTCGGCACGCTGCAATTCCTTGCCAGCGGCGATGCCACCGGCTTCGATGCCGCACCGGAAATCAAGCTGATCGACCTCGTCCACTCGCTGAAGGCCGGCCACCGCCAAGGCGCGACCTGGGTGATGAACTCGGCCACGCTGGCGCAGGTCCGTAAGCTGAAGGCAGAAGATGGCTCGTTTGTTTGGCAGCCCGGACTGATGGAAGGCCAGCCGAATCGCCTGCTTGGCTATCCCGTGCTGGAAGCGGAGGACATGCCCGACATCGCCGCCGATAGCTGCCCCATCGCCTTCGGCAACTTCCGTTCTGGCTATCTCATCACAGAACGCAGCGCCACGTCGATCCTGCGCGATCCATTCAGCAACAAGCCATTCGTCCACTTCTATTCTGTGAAGCGAATTGGTGGGCAGGTGCTCGATAGCGACGCCATCAAACTGCTGAGAATCTCGGCCTGATAGCCGAGGCGCCGGGTTCTTCCCCTTCCCGGCGCACTTCGCGCCCGCGCCACCCCCCCTTCCGGCGCGGGCGCCCCCTTTCTTCTAAATCAGCATTGGAGACCGCGATGAAGCGGCAAATCCTCACGCCGTCGGCGCTGTCCCCGGCTGCCCTGGCCGATCTCAAGCAATGGCTTGGCATCACTACAACGCGCGATGATCCACCGCTGACCGCGTTGCTACGCGCAAGCTTGGAAATGTGCGAAGCGTTCACCGGCATCATGCCAATCGCTACGGTTTGTGAGGAGGTTCTGGCCGCTTGCACATCATGGCAGGCACTTTCCACGCGGCCGGTGCAAGCTATCACGCAAGTGGAAGGCATCGCCGCAAATGGTACGCGCTTTCCCCTTGCGCCCGGCGCCTTTGAAATCGATCTCGACGCAAATGGCCGGGGTTGCGTCCTGGCAAACGCTCCGGGCCTGACGCGCCGCTTCGCCGTGCGTTTCACCGGGGGATTGGCGCCGGACTGGGAATCGCTTCCCGACGGGATCCGGCACGGCGTGATCCGTCTTGCAGCCCACGAACACCGCGAGCGCGAGAACAGCGGAACTTCACCTGCCCCACCGGCGGCTGTCGCAGCCTTGTGGCGGCCGTGGCGACGGATGCGCCTCCTATGATTGAGGCTCGATCACCCTTCGCCGCGCTTTCCGAGCGACTGGCCCGCAAAGCTGACGCTCTGGCCCGCGCACGGGCAGCGAGTGCTGCCCTGAAACGTCGGTCCAACGCCAACCACTGGCGCGACGCCCGCCTGGTCTGGCCGCTTTTCGGACAAGGATAGAGCATCATGGAAATACCTTTGCGCGCCGCGCTAATCGCGTGGCTCACTGCTGATCCCCTCCTCGCCGTCGAACTCAACGCCATTGTCGAGGAAGCACCATCCCGCACCAGTCTGCCGTGGCTGGCCATCGCCGCCAGCGCTTCTGCAGACTGGAGTTGCAAGGATAGGCCTGGCCGCGAAGTGCGGATCGCCCTTGAACTGCATTGCCGCGGCGACACCCCTGAAAGCGCTGCGTTGCTGGTCGCCACCATCGAACGGCGCATTGAAATGCTGCCGCGTGTTCAACCCAGCGTTGTCATTGCATCCACCCAATTCCTGCGCGCGCGGTGCGAGCAGCGCAGCGAAAGCCGCCGCGCCTTCCTCCTCGAATACCGCTTCCGCGTGATCGCAAACTAAACTTGGAGAACCCCTATGACCGCCCAAAAAGGCAGCG